GCCAATCGCCGCTGGGGGCGGCGCAATGGAGGCAGCAATCATGGCCGCTAAACGCAAGACCAAGCATCCCGCCAAGCCGCGTGAGGATTTGTCAGCGCCGTCCAAATGGCGCTTGCAGCATGGCGATGTCGGCGCACCAATCCGTGACGCAGATCCCGAGACGGGCACCCCGGTCCGGCACCGCCGCGCCGTGGATACACTCGGCATGATGCTGTCCAACGGAACCATCACGCACGAAATGCACGAGGCAGGCTGCATTTTCCGTACGCTGTTCCGCAGTGCTGCACTCGATACCATGTCGACCTCGCAGATCATCCGTCTGCCAGGATCAACTGCTGATCGGCTCTCCAACCGTCAGCTTGACGCGCGTCGTCGTGTGTTCTCCGCCATGGATGCGCTTGGCGGCGATGATAGTCCGGCTGGCTCCTGCGTCTGGTTTGTGGTGGGGCTTGAGATGTCGGTGCGTGAATGGTCGGCGCGTAGCGGCTGGAGTGGCAGGCCCGTGTCGCAGCCAATCGCGGGCGGCATGCTTGTCGCGGCACTCGGCACCTTAGCAATGCACTTTGGGCTAATGCCGCGGTCGCAGGCTGCTTGATATTGCTTCGCGCCAGCGCTTCGCCATGCTAGTCTTTTTTGTAGCCATTGTGAGGGTACTCACATGATAAGGAGCGAAGTTTGCCCTTGGCGCAAGCGCGCCTAGGCTTACTTCGCCTTTTGAGGAGTTCAAACGTGCCAACCCTTTTCGACCGTCAAGACAAAAAAAAGGCAGAACCTTTTCGGGTAGAATTGCTAAAAGTCGTCAACGCCGCCTTCGGAGGCGAGGCGGATGAACTTCACAGGACCCTTTTGCATCTGGCGCGGCCCGGCTCGCTCTCTCCCAATGATCCAGCATTCAATTTTCCAATTGAGCGTTGCTGGACAAATGGCTGCTCAGACATAAGAGTATCCGCAAGTCTTGATCTAGACCCAGCGAGTCATAATTCTGCTATGCGCTTTGATATCAGCGTAAAAACTCTAACATCCTCCCTGAAATGTAGCGTCCTCGCTGAAAAGGCGCAGGAGGCAAAATCATGGCTTATTATTCGCTGGCCAATCGGATGTTGCTCGGCCAGAGAAGAGGCCCTTTCAGACCTGAGTCGATTGGCAAGTGGTGCCTTAACTTTTCAGCTCTGCAGTAGTTGATTGGCTATTCAGCATCTGGGGAGCGCAAACGGGAAGTCTATGCTTCGCGACCCTTGGTTTGCCGCTTAGGCACCGGTGCAAGAAGTGTTGAGGTGGCAGGCCAAGCCGTTGACAGTCCGCCGCCTTAAGACGTCCTTGACGGACTCTTTTCGGGCGCTGCTATATTGATGCCGTGATAGACTTCACAGGCCCCAACGTTTGGGATGAGTCGCTCCGGCCGGATCTGGACTGCGACGGTGATAAAGTGTCTGAGGTGGAGTGGCTCGAACGCACGGCCCCCTCACTTGGCCATCTGGACGCGCGAGTATCTCTGCAGTGGATCTACCGCCACTGGGGCATGTCGCCTTACCAAAGCCTTCCGCTGCCTCGGCTCTCCTGCGTCTTGGAGACCTGGACTACGCAACGAATTCTACATGAGGTCGGTTGGCGTTTGCCGGAATGGGACCGACAGCCAGAGGCCTACCTTGAGCACTTCCAGGGTAGGGCGTTTGAGCCGTTCCGCAGTATGGATGCAATAGGGACGTGGGACATACCACCAATCATTCTCGCAACGCCCTCAGGCATCAGGACTGAAAAGGGTGAGTTCCCGCATGTTCGATACTGGCTCATTGAAGGGCATCTGCGGCGTCGCTACCTCGGGGCACTTGCCTCATCAGAAAAGGGCGGGGGCCATCCGCATGCCCGACACGAGATTTTCGTTCTGGCGCTCGATGCGGAACGTGAGTGAGCTTGCTAGCTCCGTTGCATCTGATGATCAACGGGACCGGCAAACTTCGTCGGATAACTCGATCCCCTTCGCCTAGAGATCGCTGTTACAATTCTCCCCATTGCAGCGCGTAAATCGAGTTTGCTATATCGATGACACGTCGAGAAGGTGCGACAAGCCCGAAGGGCTTAGGTCGTTCCCTTTCAAAAAAAGCCAGTCCTGATCTCGATCGCATGGTTCCTTCCTGGCGATTTTGTATGCGGGGGGCATTCGCGCTCGACATCGCTAGCGCCAGGCCGAAAATATGGGTTGCAGTTTGCACCATAGCCCCGCCCTTTCAATAGCTTAGCTGCAAACCTCGGCTCCCCAGGTTTGCACCTGGTTTGCACCTATCCGTGCCCTCAGCATCGCCCAACCCTTCCCGGATATCCCCCATGACGCTTCCCTGGATGGCCGAGCGGATCCAACTCCGCGCGATGGCCTCGCTGCGCCCGCATGCCGGCAATGCGCGGGTGCATGACGCCGCGCAGCTCGCGCAGATCATGGCCAGCATGCAGGCTTTCGGCTTCACCAATCCGTTGCTGGTGGACGAAGATGGCGTGCTGATCGCGGGCCATGGCCGCTTGGCGGCGGCGGAAGCGCTCGGCATCGCAAAGGTGCCGGTGATTGTGCTGAAGCACCTCGCACCCGCGCAAAAGGAAGCGCTGCGGCTTGCCGATAATCGCATCGCAGAGAACGCCACCTGGGACCAGGCGCTGCTGCGGGATGCGCTAGCGAGCGTCCAGGCGGCGGAAATTGACCTCGCAGCGCTTGGTTTCTCGGCGGATGAACTTGCGGGCATCCTCGCGGCGGCTGGAGATGCCGTATCCGACGGCGATGCGCCCGAAGCCCTGCCTGCGGACACCGCCGAGAACCCTTCCGCGCCAGCAATTGGCGACGATGCCGATGATCCCGCCGATGCTGAGCCCGAGGCACCACGCCAGGCGGTCTCTCGCCCCGGCGATTTGTGGTTGCTGGGCGCGCATCGCTTGCTGTGTGGGGACAGCACCGACGCGGCGGCAGTCGCGCGCGTGATGGAAAGCGATCGTGCCGCGATGCTGCTCACCTCGCCGCCCTATGGCAACCAGCGCGCATACACGACCGGTGGTGTGACGGATTGGGATGCGCTGATGCAGGGCGTGTTTCAGCATCTGGACGCAGCATTGCGGCCGGATGGCCAGGCGCTGGTCAATCTCGGCCTGATCCATCGCGAGAATGAATGGCAGCCCTATTGGGAAGGCTGGATGGAATGGATGCGCACGCGGGGCTGGCGTCGCTTTGGCCTCTACACCTGGGACCAGGGGCCGGGATTGCCGGGTGACTGGAACGGGCGTTTGGCGCCGGCGTTTGAGTTGGTGTTTCACTTTAATCGAAGCGCGCGGCAGGCCAATAAGATCATCCCCTGCAAATGGGCTGGCACGCCGAACAAGGGAAGCGGGCTGCGCGCCGCAGATGGCGAGGTGAAGGCCTACACGCATATCGGCCAGCCGGTGCAGGAGATGCGCATTCCCGACGCCGTGCTGCGCATCACGCGCCACAAGGGACGCGGGATTGAGACCGAGCATCCGGCGGTGTTTCCCGTCGCGCTGCCGGACTTTCTGATGCGCGCCTACACGGAGGCTGGCGAGGTGGTGTTTGAGCCCTTCGCGGGTAGCGGCACGACGCTGATTGCCGGCGAACGCACGGGCCGCGTTGTGCGCGGCATTGAATTGGCACCTGCCTATGTGGATTTGGCCATTGCGCGCTGGCGGATGCTCTATCCGGATCAGCCGGTGACGCTGGCGGCCGATGGGCGCGATTACGACGCGGTCGCAGAAGCGCGCGAAGGGGCACTTTCCGATGCAGCCTGACCTCGCCGTTGTCTCGCTGCCTGTGGCGGCGCTGGCGCCCTATGCCGCGAATGCGCGCACGCATTCGCCCGCGCAGGTAGCGCAGATTGCTGCCTCGATCGCCGAATTCGGATTTGTGAATCCTGTCCTGGTGGATGGCGCGGGCGTGCTGGTCGCGGGCCACGGCCGCGTCATGGCGGCCAAGCGGCTTGGAATGACATCGGTCCCCGCCATTCGACTGGCGCATCTGACTGAAGCCCAGGCGCGCGCGCTGCGGCTCGCGGATAATCAGATCGCGCTCAATTCCGGCTGGGACGAAGCACTTCTCGCTGCGGAGATCGCGCGCATCCGTGATGATGCCTCGGTGGATTTGGACGTACTTGGCTTCTCCGGCATGGAATTGGACCGTCTGCTGGCCGCCGCCGATGCTGGCCTTGATGGCGAGGATGCTGACGAAGCCCCGCCACTGCCGGTCAATCCCGTCACGCGTGAAGGTGATCTCTGGCGCTGCGGTGAGCATCGACTGCTCTGTGGCGATGCGACCAAGCTTGCCGATGTGCAGCGCGCCCTTGGCGATGGGCATCTCGCGGACATGGCCTTTCTAGACCCGCCCTATAACGTTGCTTACGAGGGCGGCACGGCGGCCAAGATGACCATCGCCAATGACGCGCTGGGCAAGGGGTTTCTGGATTTCCTGCGCCCGGCGCTGACGAACCTTCTCGCGGTTACTAAGGGCGCCAGCTATGTTTGCATGTCGTCTTCCGAGTGGCCAACGCTGCATCGCGCCTGGCAGGAAGCGGGCGGCAAATGGTCCAGCACCATCATCTGGGCCAAGAACACCTTTGCGCTGGGCCGCGCAGATTACCATCAGCAATTCGAAGCCATGCTCTATGGCTGGTGCGGCGCGCGTGACCAGGGAAATGTATGGCATTTTGACAAGCCGGCCAGAAACGATCTGCACCCGACGATGAAGCCGGTAGCGTTGGTCGAGCGCGCCATCCGCAACAGCAGCAAGCCGCGCGATACGGTGCTGGATTGCTTTGGCGGTTCGGGGACCACGATGATTGCGGCGGAGCGTACCGGGCGGCGCGCGGTGCTGCTGGAGATTGATCCCGCCTATTGCGATGTGATTGTGCAGCGCTGGCAGGAGGAAACGGGGCAAGCGGCGGTTCTGGATGGCGAGGATCGCACTTTTGCTGATGTCACTGCAGCGCGCGCAACCAATAGATCATGATTGAAACTCCCCAATCATAGCAACGAAGTTACGCTCAATCTCGCTTGGCTCGCCCCCCGCTACAGCGCGAATGGTCCCTCAGGCGCAGGGAATTACCCCGGCGCCACAGCAAGGAGACCAAGATGAACGACACCACCGACACCGCTCAGCTTTTCCTCGAAATCGCCAAGCGGCACATGCCCTCGGTTGAAACGCTGGAAACCAGAAACCGCGACGCGCTCGATTTCCACGATGTCGCCGTCTGGTCGATCCGAAATTCACTCGCGGAAGCATACGCCGCAGGGATGGCGGCCGCAAAGCGCAGCAAAAAGCGCAGCCGATAAGCAAAAGCGAGGGCCAGATAGCAGCAGCTTCTGGCCCTCACATCATGATCAAAACGTCCGAATCATAGCAATGAAATAACGCTCTATTTCGCTTGGCTCAGCCCCCATCACAGCGCGAATGGTCTGTCACGCGCAGGGGATTTCCCCCGCCGATGACGGAGACAAAAAGATGAGCACGATCCTTCCCACCGAAAACCAAGACTGGGGTTTCTGGGGCACCATGCGCGAACACGCCGCCCCTGCCTGGCCGATTGCCTTCACCGCGATCCACAACGCGACCAGCACGGATCCCGCCTCGGTCCGCGCCTTCCTCGATAGCCGCTACGGACGCCACTTCGCGGATGGGGTGAATGGCCAGATGCATCACGGGGCGAGCCTCGCGGATGCGATTGCGAAAACCACCGCGGAATGGATGGGCTGGCGCATCACGCAGCGCACGAGCCGCGAGACGGGCATCCCCGCGGGCCTGCCCTACCTGACGGGCTTCGTGATCAACGAGGGCATCGCCGCCGAAGCGCAGGATTGAAGCGCAGCCCGCCGCGAGGCGGCGCCGCACTGCCCCGCAGGGTCCGCCCGCGGGGCTCCCGGCAGTAGGGGCCGATGGTCGGCACCGGTAACCGGAGACGAAGACGATGAAGCTTTCAGATACGCAGCGGATTGTGTTGAGCCATGGCGCGCAGCACCCGCAACTGCTGGCGATTGCGCCGAAGCATTTGCCAGTCGCTGCCTGCCGCGCGGTGGTGAACAGCCTGATCAAAAGCCGCCTGCTGATTGAGGTGGCTGCGCCGCGCGATCAATTGGCGATGGTCTGGCGCAAGGATGCGGATGGCACGCCGATCCTGATCCAGGTGACGGATGAGGGGCTGCGCGCGATTGGCATTGACCCGAATGAGGGCCGCGCCGCGCCCGACACGGCGCCACAGGGCGGGGAGGATAAGACACCGCAGGCTGAGGAGCAGCCTTCCGCCGAGCCCGCCGAACCCGCGCCAGAGGCGCCCAACATGGGAAGCGTGAACCTGCGCGAAGCAGCCGAGCGCTTGCTGGCAGCCTGGGAAGAAACGCCACCGGCCAATGCGGACAAGGACCCAATTGCGCAAGCCATGGCGATGCTGCGCGATGCCCTGACCCGCCGCGCCACACGCGCCACGGGCGCGCCGCGCAAGCCGCGCGAGGGAACGAAGCAAGAAGTGGTGCTGGCGATGCTCCGCCGCCCTGAGGGCGCGACGGTGGCGCAAATTGCCGAGGCCACCGGCTGGGCGCAGCATACGGTGCGCGGGTTTTTCGCCGGGCTGAAAAAGCGCCAAGGAATCACGGTAGAGATCGCCGAGCGCGTCCGCCAAGTCGGCCCGAACAAGCAGGGCGCCAAGGGGTCCTACACCGTCTACCGCGTCGCCGAGTGACGCGGCGCAGCCACAGCGGCATGAATGATTGCATCAGCCAGGGATCATCGCGATCCCTGGCGCTTTATTGCCTTGGCTCGCGCGAAACGCAGCGCGAAGCGTCCGTCACGCAAGACGGAGAGTGACGATGAACGCAAAAACTGAAACCCGCTGGATCATACTTGGTACCAACGGGCGGCATGTTTCCCTCGGACGCACCGAGCCGAGCGAGGCGGAAATCACCGCCGCCAGCGACGCCCTTGCCGCGCAGGGGCTTTCCGGATGGCTCGCGCGCATGCAGGACGAATACTACAGCCGGCGGAAAGTGATGCTCGAACCCCTGCAGCGCATCGGCGCCGAACATGACGCCGACTGGCAGGCTGCCCTTTCCGCATTCCACGCAGCGCGCCACCGCGCCATTCACTGACGCCCTGAAACCTCACCAACGCGCGGCGGGAGGTCGCCGCCATGGCTGAACTGACACCCTCCACGCGCGAAGCGGCACGACGCCTTGGCGTCAGCGATACCACCATGCACAAGGCCGAACGCACTGGCCGCATCGCGCGCGAACCTGATGGCCAATGGGATATCGCCAAGACACGCGCTCGGCTGCTGGACACCGCAGACCCGCAGCGCTCCCCGCTCAGCGGCAGCACTAATGCCGAGGGCACGCCCTTCGCGCGATTGAAGGTCGCGCAGCTTGCGCTGAAGGTCGAAGCCCAGCGCCTGGCGCTCGACGAAAGCAAGGGCCGCTTGCTGGATGTCGCGACCGCGAATGCGACGATTGATGAAATCGCCAGCACCATGCGCGACGCGCTGCTGAATTGGCCCGCACGTGTCGCGGGCGTGATTGCCGCCGAACTCGGCGTCGAACCCCATCTGCTGCAAACCATCCTGCAGCAGCACATCAATGAGCTTCTGACGGAGGCTTCCGATCGCTTCGACCCTCCCGGCATCGGCGGCGAATGAAGGCCGCACGCGTGAGCATGTGCGCCGCCGTGCCGGAGCCATGCTCCGCCCGCCACCGCAACTGACTGTCTCGGCATGGGCGGAACAGCACCGTATCCTGGGCAGCCGCGCGTCATCCGAACCCGGCCCCTGGCGCACGAGCCGCACGCCGTATCTCCGCGATGTGATGGATGCGTTGTCCGCGGTGCATCCGGCGCGGCGGATTGTGTTCATGAAGGGCGCGCAGGTGGGCGCTCCACTCGCCATCGATACGCCGATCCCGACAGCGGCGGGCTGGGCCACGATGGGCTCCCTGGTGGTGGGCGATACGCTGTTTGACGAGCTTGGCCTGCCATGTCGCGTAACCGGCATATCGCCCGTATTCCATGGCCGCGAATGCTTCAAGATTACCCTCGAAGATGGGGAGACTATAACCTGCGACGGTGAGCATCGCTGGCCCGTCAGGGATTTCACAGACACGGAGCAGCCGATCGAGCGTATCCTGCGGACGGATGAGATGATCCATCGGGTTCGTATCGGTGCTGGCCCACGCTATCGCTATGCTATTGATTGCTGCGCCCCCGCCGAATTGCCCGAGCAGGATCTTATCATCCATCCTTATGTGCTTGGGATGTGGCTTGGTGATGGTTCATCCATCATGAATCACATCAGTGTTCACGAGGACGATGCCGAGGTGGCGGAGCACCTTCAGGCATGTGGGGTAAATGCCGAATTCCGCCTTCCAAAATGGCGTCATGGCCGGTGCGCGAATATCGTCATTGATCCGACCTTTCGGCTGGTGGACGGAGTAACAGCGCCTTCAAGCATTCAGCATCGCTCTCGGTTCATCACGCGGCTGCGCATGCTGGATCTTTTGGAGAACAAGCATATCCCGCTCGCCTATCTGCGCGCGAGCCGTTCCCAGCGCCTTGATCTGGTCCGCGGCATGATGGACTCGGATGGCACCATCACTCCGGATGGTAAACGCTGCGAGTTTTCAAATGCTGATCCTAAGTTGGTCAACGGAATGGTCGAGCTGCTGCGTAGCCTCGGCTATAAGCCGAATGTCTATTTCAGCGCATCCCGCCGCAAAGTGATCAATGGTGACGACCGGGTTTGCCAAGACTACTGGCGCGTGTCCTGGACCGCCTATGTCGAGGAGCCGATGTTTCGTTTGTCGCGCAAGGTGGCGCGGATGC